CAATCGCAGAGCTTGAGAAGCGTTACAACGACGTGATACCGGGCGAAGTAGATGAAATGGTCGCTAATTCATCACACCAAAAAGCGTTACACAATGAGATGTTACGTAGGATTCCTGGCTTGGCCGGTAAAACTCACGCTACCTTAATTGAAAAACAACATAAATTTACTGAAGCATCTGCGATTGATAACATACTTTTACCAGATGATTCTAATGTTTTCACGTCGGATGAACAACCTGCTCTTGAAGTTAACGATGACGGAGAAATACCTAGTCTTCCGGGCGATCCAGTGCCGGGTGTCGATTATATTAAAGGCGCAGGGGGAACGCTTCTTCCTTCCGATGACCCATTTCAAGTGGAGCCGAAAGATCCTATTGTTAACGAAGAGAAACCTAGATTACCAAGAGTTCCGCAAAGTGGTCCAAGGATTCGTTCAGCAGGACTTGAGACAATCCAAAAGGAAGCGGACAGTGATTTAAGCTCTCTAGAACAATTTATGATGGGGGATACTGATTACGTAAGCGTCGCCGGTAATCCCGCACAATTAGGTAAAGAGAGCGTTCTTTCTCAGGTCTCACTGGTAGATGAAACAGGTAAGATATTTAACTTGGAAAACGTTCCAATCAAAATTGAAAAGGCTTCAAGCAAGACGACCCCCGAAGGTGTGTTTAAGCTTGTTAGCGAAGGACGACTTCAACCTAGCGGAGACGGTTCCTACATTAACGACGGAGAAGACGGAGCGATAACAAAAGACACCAAACCAGTTAAGCTTACTCCAAAACAGGAAACAGAACTCTCTGTCAACACTATAACAAAAGAGAGGACTGATAAAGCTAAACAGCTTAATGCGATAGACAATGCAAAATACACTGATGGTCTTAACTCAATTCAAAAAGGAATTATAAAAAACCACACTTCTACAACATGGAGAAAGAAAATTGAAGAGCGGTCACTCGATACCCTTGGAGCTAACATCCAAGAAAACCTAAACACTATCGACACGTTCTTGGAGCAAGTAAAAGAGGGGAAGTTGTTATTAAATGGTAAACGATACACTAACGACTACATCTCAAAACTACAGCGACTAATCGACACGGAAGAACGGCGTAGGGAATACGCGGATGACCCCTTAGGAGATGACATTGCTGATAAGCATAAAATCAACATCGCTAACATCTTAGTTCAAACAGAAGGTGGGGAGTTCACGACAGAAGAAGCAGATGAAGCGTTGTCAAAAGAACTGGTTTCTGCATACAAGCTTTACAGAAATTCTCAGATTGGAGAAAAGGAACGCGACGAGATTGTTACCGAAGCGTCACGCGTAAAGGAGTTAATTTCGAGGTTTGACATCAATGACGACAATGTCGATTTCTACGCCTTGATTGACAACAGAAGACCCATCTTTGAAGGTCTTGGAGCGGCTGATCTTAAACGTCAATATACAGATCCAGACGCTATTGTTGCAAAATGGGAGCAACTTGGTAAAGATGTATCAGGATTGAAAGTCACGAAAGAAGACGACTGGGGGACCGCGGCCAAGGAGTCATGGAACAAGATCCTTTATGCGGCTCCTTTAGAAGCGTGGCAAGCAGCAAACGCCCGAGCCGAACGGGATGTTATTAAAGAGTTTGTAAAACGAGGTTACAAGAAAGCCCGCGTGTTTGACCTTATGAACGAACAAGGGGAAACAGTAGGAATAAAATCGTATTACCGTGATCTTGTAGAGAGGTATTACACAGAAGAATCCGGGAAAATATCTGATGACTCCTTAGCTGATTTACGTAGACGCGCTAATGAGTTTAGGGGTGGCGAGAACCTAAGTGATATACAACGAGACGCAGGTGTAACTGTATTAGATACACCGGAAAGGGCCGCCGCAAAAGTTGCGAAAGCCTTGGAACAGCGGCAGCAAGATACGGATCTCCTTAACGAGAAAGGGAGCATTGTTCCAGAGATTCCTGATGAAACAGCAGGACAAGCTTTAGACCGATTCAACAAAACGATGGTCGATGAAAACGCTCGGCAAGTAATGTTAAAGGGCAACCCTAACTACGACCAACGTCAAAAATTAATTCAGCAATTCTATCTTAAAACTGAAGACCCGGTCTATTATATTAGAGCAGCCAGTAAAGGCGCCCGGTTGGCGAAAGCCTTAAACTTTGCAGACGAAGAACAACACATCGCAGAGACCGTATCGCGTAATCAATACATTGGATTACCTCTGTCAGTTCACCGAAACGGTGCTGTCGTTAAACAAAATCCAATCGCCTCTTACGCCCTCAACTTGAACCCAAGAGAGCTTGCCCCTGACGGTCAAACAATACTTCCTCCACTTTACGAAAGAAAAGAAACGCCTAAGACGCACATCTATAGTTACTATGCAGCACGGGAAGGAGCTTACAACGTGTTCGATAAATTAGACGAATTGTTTAATATGTATTTTCCCGGTGGGAGCGAGGAAGAGCGGAATCAATTCCGAACTGATCAAGTAGAACTAGCGCGTAAGATAGGCTTCGGACTTCCCGAAAAAGAAGATAACAATAAATAATTTTACCATATGAATATATTTCCAAAGACGGTTAATTCTTTCACATCAATGTCGTCGCCCGACCTCACAATGCGGGCTTCACTAACTGACCCTGACTACGAACACTTAGACATTCCCGGTGACACTGAACAAGACGATCCTGGTATTCTTGAGGATGTCGCAGTCGGCGTTGCATCAGGGTTTGAAGGATTTGGCAGGTCTCTGGTAGGTGTCGCAGATATGGTTCTTGGTGACATGTTTGACATGGACGAAGAGTTCTATAACAAACGAGCCTTCGGAAGACCGACGGGAATTGCTGGAGGACTTGCTGAAGGTATTACACAGTTTGCTTCTGGATTGATTCCAGGTGGATTCGCCGTGGGCTTGTTAAGTAAAGCAGGTAAAGCTGCCACCGCTCTTAAATTCACTAGCACAACAGCTAAAACAATTAAAGGAATATCAACAGGAGCCATAGCAGACTTCGTCGCCTTTGACGGACACGAAGCGCGTTTAAGTGACTTGCTGTCGGAACATACGGATCTTCTTTATCCGGTAACAGAATACTTGAAGTCCAACCAAGAAGACTCCGAGTTTGAGGGTCGGATCAAGAATGTTATTGAAGGAGGAGCCATCGGAGGCGCTGTTGGAGGCTTAGTGTGGACCGGCGCTAAATTGTTAAAGTCTCTCAAGAACTTTGATGGAACACCCGAAGCTGCCCAAAAACTAAAACAAGCAAAAGACGATCACGATGAGGCGCTTGTAAAAAGCGGAACAGAAACTCCCGAAGGACAGGAGATGTCTAAAAAAGTCGAAAAAGAGCTTGAGGATGTTGATGTTGATAAACTGATTGCCGGACCAAAACCCGGACAAGCGGAACCTGAGGGGAGTGTCGATCCTTTTGAAACCGATTTACCAGATGAGTTTGAACGTGTAAGTGGTGAGCAAGCCATAATGGCAAACGCCCGTATTACGGAAGCCATCTTAGGTTCCCAAACAAAAGCGGAAATGGACGACATCTTTAAACGGTTTGTTCCTGAGTTAGTAGCAAAGGACGTTGCAAGCCCGGAAAAGCGAGCCGCCGAAATGATGACAATTCTAAGGGCAAGCGGAATGAACGCGGATGGAATTGATAAAGCTATCAAAGGTGGTCTTCTGGACGACGATTCAAAGCTGGCAGCGATGAAGGAAGCACGTGCCGGACAGCAAGTTTCGTTGTTTGGTATGCAAGCCTCAGTCGATCAATTAACAACACTTGGCGCACAGTGGGACAAACTAAAAGCGAGCGGAGCGTCTCAGGTAAAACTCGACCGTATAAAGATCCTTGCTACACAAGAACAACGTAGGTTGAAATACTTTACCGCTGTTCAAGCTAACTATGGAACCGAATTCTCTAAAGGATTATTAGATCGTAAGACTGGGTTTGTGCAAGCCATGCAGCAGAATCTTGGAATCAAAAGCGCAGCTACAAAACAAACCGAAGACTATGATGTAGCTATGGCACAGGTCATTGCTGACGATGACGACCTTGCAGATGCGGTTGCAGAGATAAATCTGCAAGACATGGATGAGACGGTGGACGAAATATTAAACGAAGCTGACCAAGTCATTGATCCTTCCTCTGGTAACGGGACTAGAGTTAAACAAAAAGAAATCAACCGGAAGCGTTTAAACGAAAAAGAACGTCTTGAAAAACGTAAGGCTACTCTAGAGAAGCAACTAGAACTTAAACGTAAAAAATCAGCAGGGCTTTCTGGTAAAGATCCAGATGAAATAAAAGGAGAAGCAAAGGCACCTAAAGATGATGATGCTGATACACACAAGCTGGATAAGGAGGTTCGTTCGTTAGAAGAGAAAATTAAGTATCACGACCAAGCCTTTAAAGACGAACAAGACATCATTACCTTGCGTGAAGAGGAGTATTACGTTGATACGATGGACGCTAAAGATTATAAAGCTCGCGTTAAAACGAAAGAGCTTGAGAGACAACGTGCATCTGAAGCAAAGAAAACCACAACAACTACGGTTGCTGAACTTCGAAAGATTGTTAAATCTAAAGCAGATCGGAAAGTTAAGATTGCTAGCGCACAGGAAACCTTGGATGGACTCCGTAACAAACTATTGAAAGGAGATGAGCCAGCTAAAGGAAAACCACTTCCCGATGAAATCAAAGCTGATCCAGAAATGGAGGATATACTTGTTAGGATTGATTCGGCTAAACGGATGATCCGCGAAGAGAACGACATCCAACAAGTCATTGAAGAGGTGCAGTCGCTTTCTAAGTTAACAGACCAGCAGTTTGTGGAACTCAGTAATGCTCAAAAAGCCCGAAATCGTATTCTTAAGTCTCCCGCTAAAACACGTTTACAAGAACTTCGGAAACAAAAAAGCGCGTATGTGAAGCGCAGAACCGAAGCCATTAACAGCACGGGACGTGGGTTTACTACTAAAAAAGCTGTTAACTCATGGTTAAAATCCAGACCTGGTGACATGGAGAAAGGATTCGACACCTTTATGAAACGCATGATGTTTGCGGCTGATGGAGAAAGTCCTTTGGATGCGTTTGTTAAGATTAATGAAATGTCGCAGATGAGTCGGTTTGATAAGTTTACGAATTTTGGTATTAGACTGTTCCAACGTAACCTTCTATCTGGACCTGCCACCACTACACTGAACGTGTCTATGCCATTGGCAGTGAGATTCTTAACCAAGATGGAACGCATCGTAGGGGCAGGGGTTGGCGCACTGAGAGGAGACGAGGCTCAAATGCAAGTCTTTAAAGAAGCACTAAAGTTTCACCAACAAGCCGAGGACTTCCGCATGGTTATTAAAGCAGGGTCTAAAGCAACACGGACAAAATCAGATGTTGTTACAGGTGGTCCTTCGCCGTTTACCGAGGCAAATGGGAGACCTAACATTGACGCGCTCGACCCCGAGCTTTATGGAATGAACAAGGACAGCACCTCAGGTAAAGCGATGGGATGGGTTAACACTTGGTTTAACCTTCCTTTTGCGTTGAACGCTGGTGGTGATTCCATGAACAAAGCAGCAGCCGGTTTATCTAACCTACGCGAAAGACTGGCCAACCACGTTTACACCGATCCAAAATGGATTAACAAACCAGTTGAAGCCAAAGAAGCTTGGATTAAACAGACAATGGAAAAGTCGTTCTTGGAAGATGGAGCGATGTATAGCGAAAGCGCAATAATGTCTAAGCTCGCAAAACAAGCACGTGAAAACGTTCTTAAAGGAGAACGCGCTGGTGAGGCGATAGACAACCCGATGTTGATACCTAATGAACTACGGAGATTAACATTAGAGAATAAAGATCAATTCTTGCGAGATCAAGACGCACTAAAGCTTCTGGAAGAGACCAAACAATACACACGAGAAGTAACCTTTACTGATCCTAATCAAGGTGAGTTCGTTAGTCTTGTAAACAGAGCGAGGGAGAAATTTCCGCCATTAACACTAATCCTTCCGTTTGTTAATACGCCCGCACAGATCCTTTCATTTGGGTTAAAGAGGACAATGTTTGGTGCCGCTTACGAACAGATTGCACCAATGATGTCTAAACGCGCAGCGCAGAGACGTGCTGAAATGGCAGCAATGAGTCCAATGCAGAAAGCTGAATACAGTGGACGCATGGCTACCGCTACAGCAGGAAGCGCCGCATTGCTTTATTACGCGTACTTAAACAAAGATAAGATTACCGGAAGTGGACCACGTAATCCTGCTGAATTAAAAGCACTTAGAGCTACGGGATGGCAGCCTAACTCATTTGTTATTGGTGATGAAAACAATCCAACATATGTAAGTTATCAAAGGCTTGATCCATTTGCGACGATGATTGGAATTGCGGCTGACTTTGCTGAACATATGTCAATGAACCCAAAGATAGAGCAAGGAAGCCAAGAGTCGTTTATGGCGCTCGCTTTTGGAATGGCTGAAAATATAACAGATAAGTCTTTCCTTCGCGGTCTAAACAACGTCTTGAATGCAGTGCAACAGCCTGACATCTACGGTCCTAAGATCGGTCGAGATATTGTTAGTGGCATGGCAGTGCCTATGTCAGTTAACCAATTTAAAGACATGGGTGAAAGTGAAGTAATGATTCGTGAATCACGCAGTGTATTAGATGCGGTGTTACGTAAACTTCCCATTGCTGATGAAAAGATACCACCAAAAAGGACATTCTTAGGTGAGGCTATTTATAAGCAAAACCCACTAGGACTTCTTGGTGTTATGAACCCTATCTACATATCAAGTAAAAAGAACGATAGCGTAGATAAGACCTTACAAGAGCTAGTTCACGGGTTTGATATGCCTTCGCCAAACTTTATTGGAAACAAAGAAACGGACATGCAAACCTTCTATAACGCTGAAGGACGACAAGCCTACGACAGGTTTCTTGAATTAACATCTACAACAACTATAAACGGACGCACTTTGCGTGACGCGCTAAAAGGTTTAGTCAATTCAAGGCAGTTTAAAGCTGTCACCAAGACGGTCAAAGAAGCCGGAGGACAAGCTGAACTGGTCTCAAAAGACCCGCGTATTAAAGAAATTAACAGAGTTCTTGGAGCTTACAGACGTAAGGCGAAACGTGAGATGAGCGCAGAGTTTCCAGAGCTTATTCAACGCGTTAAAGACATTAACACTAATCAACGACAGCTACAACAATCTGTTTCTGAAGAACTTAACAACCCTATCCCAACCTTATAAAACACCATGCCAGCCACAAGTGGACTATCATTCTATCTATCCGACTTCTTAACACCCTCAACAGCCCAGAGCATTACCTATGGTATTGAAGCCCTCAGCAATGACGACATAACCGTAGTGTTTATCAACGGTAGTGACGTGCGTGTGGTTCTTACCAAGGATGTTGATTACACCGTAGACGCTCTTACAAAGACAGTCACTTGCACTGCTGCGACGTGGATTTCCTTAGCGTCTGTCAGTGCGGTTGTTGACTCTTCCTCAAAGCTAAGAATCTATCGGACAACCTCAGTGCTTCCTGTGATTGACTTTAAGTCAGGCGCTGTGTTAAGCGAAAGCGATCTCGATAACTCCTATAAGCAAGGTCTGTTTGCCGCACAGGAGATGACCGAGGACGCAGCCGACACAAACGCAGGAGTTCAAACGGTAACTACAGGTGCTATTGAAGCCGGGGCCGTAACGGGCGATAAGATAGCAGCAGGTGCTGTGGATACGCTTCAGCTCGCTAACGCATCCGTAGATAACACTAAGCTACAGCCCGGAGCTGTTAACCAGTTAAACCTACAAGCAAGCTCGATCAATACCGCAAGCCTCGCTTTAGGTGCCGTAACACACGATAGACTTGCAGCCGATGCTGTTGAGACAGATAACATTAAAGATGCAAACGTAACACAAGCTAAGGTAGACAAAGCATCAGTCGCAGACATGGAAGGACAAAGCAGCACCGATGGTGTTGTTACTCCTGACGTTCTTAAACATAGTCCGTTCTCTCCAACCTGCTATGGCTCAGTTGCTTACGAATCAGGATCAGCAGTAAGAAGCCCTGGATTTTACAACGTGAATTCATCTACTGAAACTCAAACCACTGCCAACTACTCTCGTAAGATTATCTTTGCAAATAACATGGATAACACAAACTATGTAGTTGTTGGGTCAGTCGGAGGGACCGGAACCGGACTATCGAATGATGGAGCCGTAGCGATCCAAGAAAAGAATGTTGGATACTTTGTCCTGCAAACAGCAGAACCCGAAGCCTCCGGGCGTTACCTAGACTTTGTTGTGTTCGGTAGCACTTTACTTTCGTAACACGATATGAACTCCTCAGTCAATACACCCTTAGTAGGTATCACCGGATTGATTGCAAATATAACACTCGAACAAGTTAACACCACTGTGGCTATTGCGGTAGGACTCTCCACGTTGATCTACATGTTAATAAAGATACGACACCTCTTAAAGAATAACAAAAACAAACAATGAGCGACGAAAAACGAAGCATCAAGATGGAGGGTTTACAAGACCTTCTCATTGATACATTCATCGATCAAATCAAGAATGGCGAACCTGCTCCTGCCTTGTTAAACGCTGCACGTCAGTTACTTAAGGACAATAACATCACAGCCAGTATCACTAAGGACTCACCCTTGGAAGCACTTGTAAATTTACTTCCCTTCGAAGATCCGACTGATAAGGTTGTTAATGAATGAGTGATCTTCCACCACAGCTTAAGGACTTCCGTAACTTCCTTTGGATGACATGGAACCACCTTACGCTACCCGCACCTACCCCTATCCAATACGAGATAGCCGAGTGGATGCAAAACGGTCCACGACGAGGTGTTATCCAAGGGTTCCGAGGTGTCGGTAAGTCATGGATCTGTTCAGCCTTTGTTGTCCACCAACTCCTCCTAGATCCACAAAAGAACATCCTGGTTGTCTCAGCATCCAAGAACCGCGCTGATGACTTCTCCACGTTCACCCTTAGGTTGATCCACGAGATGCCCGTGTTGGCTCACCTGATGCCCGGAGACAAACAACGCTTCTCTAAGATCTCCTTTGATGTCGGACCAGCCCAAGCATCCCACGCTCCCTCGGTCAAGTCCCTTGGTATAACATCCCAGCTTACCGGCTCCCGTGCTGACATCATTGTTGCTGATGACGTAGAAGTCCCTAACAACTCAGCCACCCAGTCGATGCGTGACAAGCTCTCAGAGCAAGTCAAGGAGTTCGAAGCCATCCTTAAGCCTGAGGACAACAGCCGCATCCTTTTCCTTGGGACACCCCAATGTGAGGACAGTATCTATAACAAGATGCTTGAGCGTGACTACGAGATGCGCGTGTGGCCCGCAAAGAAGGTAACAAAAGATAAGTCCGAAAAGATCTACAAGGGAAGCATAGCTGACTCCTGTATCGATGATGACAATGTAGGGGAACCTACCGAACCCACACGCTTTGGTGACATCGACCTAGCCGAACGTGAAGCATCCTATGGTAAGTCAGGGTTCGCCATGCAGTTCATGCTGGACCCTAAGCTGTCAGACTTGGAT